CCCTTGACGCCCTCCATCTGATTGACGATGCCTTGACCGATACCCGATGACAGGTTCTCAAGGTCGGTGCGTAGGTTCCTGCGAGCCGGTTGGGCGGGCGGCAGGTTGCCCACGGTCGGCACGGATTCCATCATGCGCCGTCGTTGCTGCTCATAGGCAAGTGCTGCGGCTAGGCGCTGACGGTCAACGGCCATTACTTATTCCTCGCGCTAATGGCTCGTGCCTTGGCCTTCGCGTCCTCCTTGCTGGACGCGCCCCACGCCTTCAGCGCAAGGGCTAGGCGAGTAGGCTCGCCGTTCTTTGCCATCGGCCCCGGCATATTGCCCATACGGGCCAAGAAAGAGGCTCGGCGTGGGTTGTCGCCTGACTTCACAGGGGGCTTGAGCGTCCCGCCTGTTTCGGCCTTGTACGAGGCACGCCCCTTGGCGTTCAGCCCGCCTTTCGGGTTCTTGCCCTCGCTGCGTGTCCAAGCCGCGCTCATTTGTTTTCTTTCTTGGCCGTCTTGGCGCTTTCACGGAACGCCTTGGCTGTCGGTGCGCCGGGTTGGCCGGGCTTACGCATACGCTCGCCCGAACCGGCTTTGATGCGTTCCTGTTTAGCGAGAATGTTGGCGTATAGCCCTGCCTTTCTCATTTGAAACGCTCCAACTTGTACAGAAGGGAGGCGATCTCGCCCACGATCTCGTCAATGATGTTCTGCAAATCGGTGTTTTCCGGCAGGTCTTTGCGGATGCCCTTGACGAACGTCAGCAGGCTGTTGGCGTACTTGGCCGCATCGGTCTGTACCTTAAACCCCTCGGGGTAGTCGGCCAGCGGGATGATCCCGTGATGGCCTTGATAGGCTTCCGCGTACTTGTCAGCCAAGTCCACGATGTTTTCGTAGTAATGCCCGAGTGCCTTGTGAGCGGCATAACTGGCCGTCTGCAAATGCAGAAAATGCGTGGCGGTGCTGCTGTGTAGCAATACGCCTACAAATTCAGCGGCGTCTTTGTGGCTCATTGCGGCGTTAGCCTCAAGGTGGGCAGGATTATTGCAGTCGTAGCATCCCCTACCGCGTATCGCTCTGTCAACTGCCGCTCGGGCGGGTATACGAGGATGCGCTTGGACAGGTCAAACTGCATCGCGTTCCATACCCCCTTCTCAACACCCTCAAAGTCGTCAAGCGTGATGATCGTGTCGGGGGTACAGAGCCGCGTCAGGTGTTCCCGATCATCCGCCTGTAGTCGCCCGTCGAGGTGGAGCAGGTCAATTTTGCCGTCTAGTTTGGCAAGCATCTCGGTGCTGCTGCTGTGGTACTGCGTGATCTTGGTTGCGATCGGGAGTTTGAAATCGTGCGTCATGTCGCAGGTATGGACGTCAGCGCCCAGCCGCGACAGCACAAACGTCGATTTGCCAATGTACGTGCCGACCTCGGCCACCCGGTTGGGCCGGAAGTAGCGTATAACCGCCCATAAGGCCATTAGGGAGGCGTGGTTAGTGCTACCAGTACGTCGGGCAGGGTCTAACTTCTCCAAGTCCTCAATCACGTGCCACGGCAGGTCGGGCAGGTCGGCAAAGAGGGTGTCCCAGATAGCCCGTGAGAGTCGCCTTCGGTTTAAGTTCAGCATATAGTTTCCCTATGTTTGTATTTTTTCACGTAGGCGAGGACATCGCCCAGCCCACCGCGATGGTGTTTTCCATTCGCGCCCACAACCCCGACGCGACCATTATTCAGGTCAGCGATGCGGCTACCCCTGTTGTGCCGGGTGTATCGCGGGTGTTCGTGACCGAGGGCAACCGGCAGTACCTGATGCAATGGCGTACCAATGCCTTTGCGGAACTCGGGCTGACCGAACCTGCCATGTACATGGATACCGACATGATCGTGCGCCACCCCATCGACCCTGCCGCGCTGCTTCGTGGAACGGTTGCAATGACCCGGCGTGACTTTAATCGTGAGGCGATCTTCAACATCCGCCAACGCGGTCAAGACTATGCGGAGTACGAGGGGAAGACGCTGGATGAGGTGTACCCGTTCGTCGGCTGCTGCACGATCACGGCGGATTGGGGCATCTGGGCTGACCTTGCGGAAATGTACAACGTCCTGCCCGACAAGTTTCGGGTCTGGTACGGCGACCAAGAGGTTTTGCGAGAATACGCCAAACGTACCGCCGTCCAGTATCTGCCAGAATCGCACTACGCTTGCTTGCCTGAGTGCCTTGCCCAGCACCCCGACCCGGCCATCGTCCACTACAAGGGTCACCGCAAACTGCTCATGTTTAGCGATACTGCTCGGGTTTGATCGCGGCTAGATACCGCTCCATCAACTCACGCACCGTGGCTTCGGGGTCACGCGCAACGTAAAACTCCCCGCGTGGTTCAAATATCGCTTGGAACTTTTCTTGGCTCGGGCGTAATTTTCCTTTTTGTACCTTGATTTCTACCCAGCATATCCACGGGGTTTTGTCGGGCAGATTCCGTACGACGAGACGATCCGGTACGCCGCCGTTTGAGGCGTAGTCGAGGACGACGAACCCGGCGGCTGTCAACGCCTGACTGATTAAACCGTCGTTCGCGTCCCGCCTCGCTCGGTATCTCATCCCGTGCCTCGTTGATGCAGCGAATCAGCCATATCTGCCACCACACCCTTGTGCGTTTGTTTAGCCCTTTCACGCAGTCGCACCAATCCTTTTTCACTGAACAACCAACGCACCATCGTTACAAGGTGCGGGTCACCGAGAATAGCAGCAGGGTCAGTTTCGCGGATAAGTTCACCCACACGACCTTTCAGCCTCTCCACCTCATCGGGGTCGGTCACTCGGCACAACACCGCATCCAAGTACCGTAACCGTTGCAGTGACCCTTCCTTAAACGATTGTTCCCACCCAGCCATAGCCTGTCTGTCGTAAAACTCGCTACGCTCGTGGTTGATGTCTTTAGGACTGGTTTCCTGTTTCCGATAAAGAATTTCATCTCCCATGTCTCACCTTTAAGGTCATACCGACCCGATGACTGATGGTGATTCCGCACGGTTGAGACGTAGGAACGCCTCAATGGGATCGTGCGGAGTGATGACTGACGGAGCCATCCGCTGTCGGCTACTTTTCACGGGTTACCCCGTTGCCATTTGCGCTTCCCGACTGACGCCGCGCACCCACAGGCTGGCTGCCCCGGTGTGGGTTTAGGGTCATCTTGCGCGTAGTTTCCCCGACCAAGATGCCCGAGTAATTAGGCGTGGTGGGGTGGTTGACAGAACTAGAACAGTCCTTCAAACTTCCATCACGCTCAAATCGCAAGTTAAGCGTAAGGCAGCCCCCCTGCCGCGTCAAGCCCCCGCCAACCGGGGGCTTTTCGTTTCTAGCTTCCGTGACGGCATCACAGACAATCTTGATGACCGCTGCCCTCTCCCTTGCCTTACGCCGTGAAGCCCTTGCAGACGCACGGCGCTCGCTTATACGCGACCAATAATAAGCACGGTGGTAGGCGGTACGGCTCATAACGCTTCTACGGCAGCGATACGCTCACCGATCCAACGCATCACTGGCACAGCCATGCTGTTGCCTATTGCCTTGTAACGTGGGCCGTCAGGTGACTCTGGTTTGTTGCGCCAAGGAATGTTGGTGTAACCGTCTAGGAAGCCTTGCAGCCGCTCGCACTCCACGGGCGTGAGGCGGCGGACTTGCGTGGCGGTTGCAATGGCTGGGAGTGGTCTGCCTCCGCCGGTTGGCGACCCTTTAAGCAACGGCCCTGTTGACTCGTCCATCGTATGCGCGTTGTTTTCGTAATCCACGCCACCGATGTACGGCTGCGTTACAAAGTTGTGGTCACGGTTATGACCCGGGCCTTTGTGATCCGTTGCCATTAAAGTCTCTGCAACGCGCTCCACAATGGCTTTGCCCTCATCAACCCATTGGTTGCTGCCCCACTTTGCCCCGTCATGGGCTTGCAACGTAGGCGCTATGGGGAAGGTTTCTGACGTTGGGTCAAGACGCATTCCAAAGCTTGCTGTAAGGCACTTGGCAGCGTCTTGCCGCGTTTCTCGGCTCGACGCAGGATGCCCTTGCAGGCTGTGGCGCTCAAATAGAACCGCTGCGGCACGGTGCCAGTCTCCAAGGTATCCGACAACGAACACACGGCGGCGTCGCTGGGCCACTCCGAAGTATTGAGCGTCAAGAACCCGGTAGGCGAACCCATACCCGAGTTCTGCCAACATTCCGAGGAAGGTTCCAAAGTCCCGTCCTCCGTTAGACGACAAGACGCCGGGGACGTTCTCCCATACCAACCACTTGGGGCGATAGCGTTTAGCAATTGCGCCGTAGGTAAGCATGAGGTTGCCACGCGGGTCTGCCAGTCCTTTTCGCAGTCCTGCGACGCTAAAGGATTGGCAAGGGGTTCCTCCCACAAGAAGGTTGATTGGTTCATCAGGCCATGCCTCGTATTGGGTCATGTCCCCATAGTTAGGGACGGTGGGGTAATGGTGTTTGAGTACGGCAGACGGAAAAGGCTCAATCTCGCTGTACCACGCGGCTTTCCACCCAAGGGGATGCCAAGCCACCGTGGCAGCCTCTACGCCGCTGCATACGCTTCCGTAAATCACCCGGGACGGGCCACCTTGCCCGCTTCATATTGCCAACGCCGAGCCTCTGGAACTTTGCCAGCCTTGACCCATTGCTGTACCGCGGCTCGGGTAACCCCAAAAGCCTTGGCAACAGCATATTGGGAGCCGTATTGCTTGATGAGTTGTTGCGGTTTCATGGGAGGGGAGGATAGGGGGGTTGACATGGCCTGTCAAGGCAACTATCCTATGCCTCGTTGACAAACACAACGGAGCAATAGAAATGCCTACCTTTGAAACCAAAATCTACGCAATTGGCGTTTATTGGCAAGCCGAGATTGAATACAGCCTTGACGCAAACATTGACGTCACTGACGTATGGCTGCTTGGCTGCTATCCCGAGGGCTGTGAGGCGACACGCGCCGTTGATCGCAACGACTACGACCCGTACCGCGTCCGCGCCGACATCGGCTATTTTTCGCCAGCCGAATACGAAGAAATTTTGCGCCGTTGCAAACTTGACTTCGCCAAACAATGCGCCGCTGCCGAGGAGGCGATGTATGAATAAGCAGCAATCACTCTGGCCGGTAGTCGTCCTGCTCATCATCCTTTACGGCATCGCTTGCATCGTTGAGCCTTGCGACGGTCACTCGTGTGACGCGGAGGTGTCCAATGTTCGATGAACTGCCGTGGGGTGACGACGGGGCCGACTGGTGGCAGCAACTCGACCTTGAGATGCAGGAACGCGAGGAACAAGAACGCATTGAAGCCTGCAACAACGCAATCAACCAATTGAGGAACGATCATGCAGAGTGAAACTATTGGCGCATTGGCCGCCGCGCTGGCAAAGGCGCAAAGCCAAATCAGTGGGGCAGTGAAGGACGCGGCCAACCCGTTTTTTAAATCGAAATACGCTGACCTTGAGTCAGTCTGGCAAGCCTGCCGCAAGCCGCTCACCGACAACGGCTTGGCGGTTACGCAAACCAGCCGCTACACGACTGACGGGCTGATGTTGGTCACGACCCTGCTGCATAGCAGTGGCGAATGGATCAGCGGCGAAATGCCGGTACTGACCAAGGATGCCAGCCCGCAAGCGCAAGGCTCGGGCATTACCTACGCACGCCGATATGCGTTGGCGGCCATCGTTGGGGTGTATCAGACCGACGACGACGCCGAGGCCGCACAGGCGCGTGGAATTAAGCCCGACCCCAAGGTGCTTGACCAAATTGCCGCTTGCGACTCCGCAGAGGCTCTCACGGCGTTGTTCAAGTCGCTGCCGGTGGATGCCCGCCAGTTGCACATGGACGCTTTTACGAACCGCAAGAAGGAACTGGCGTGATGGAACAGCGCACCGACGAATGGTTTGCAGCCCGGTTGGGTAAGGTCACCGCTAGCCGCGTGGCTGACGTTGTAGCCAAGACGAAAAACGGGTACAGCGCATCCCGCGACAATTACATGGCCGACCTTATCGTAGAACGGTTAACGGGGCAGAAAGCGTCCTCGTTCAGCAACGCTGCGATGGACTGGGGTACTGAGCAGGAACCTAACGCTAGGGCCGCCTACAGCGCCCGTACAGGCGAGTTGGTGGAGGAAGTGGGGTTTATCCCGCACGCCATCTTGCACGACTCTGGCGCGTCTCCAGACGGCCGCATGGGTAATGGTTTGGTGGAGTTTAAGGCTCCCAACACGGCCACCCACCTTGAGTATTTGTTAGCCGGTAAACCCCCAGAAAAGTACGTCACCCAAATGCAGTGGCAGATGGCGTGTACCGGAGCGGCATGGTGCGACTTTGTGTCTTATGACCCACGCTTGCCCGAGCATCTGCAAATGCTCATCGTGCGGGTGCCGCGTGACGACAAGCGCATTGCAGAGTTGGAAGGCGAGGTGCGTAAGTTCCTCGCAGAGTTAGACGACAAACTGGCAAAACTGAAGGAGTTGAAGGTATGAATTACGATCCGAACATGAAGGGCGTGCTGTTTCGCAACGACAAGGGCGAAAACGCCAGCAGGCCCGACTACCGTGGTACGTGCGTCATCAACAACGTCGATTACAACGTGTCGGGCTGGATCAAGGCCAGCAAAAAGACGGGCGATAAATACATGAGCCTGTCATTTCAAGCCAAAAGCGAGGGCAAGGTGACTCGCCAGCCCGCCAAGACGGAAATGACCGAGGACAATTGGCATGACGACGCCATCCCGTTCTGACCTGCGCGTGTTTGTGGGCTGGGACAGCCGCGAGGACATCGCGTATCAGGTATGCCGCAAAAGCATCTTGAAGCACGCCAGCATTTTGGTGGATATACAGCCCATCAAACAGTCAGAACTTCGGGAGCAAGGACTTTACTGGCGTGAGCATGATCCGCTGTCGTCTACGGAGTTTTCGTTTACGCGCTTTTTGACCCCATACCTCGCCGGGTATGACGGCTGGGTCTTGTTTTGCGATTGCGATTTTCTTTTTCGGGGGGACATTGCCGCGATCACCGACTACATGGACGGGGCAAAAGCGTGCTTTGTGGTACAGCACGATTACCGGCCTACCGAGGCCGTCAAAATGGACAACAAGGCGCAGCATTTGTACCCACGTAAGAACTGGTCATCGTTCATGTTTATCAACTGCGGACACCCACAAGTCAAGGCATTGACGCCCGAGGTGGTCAATCGTGAATCGGGTATGTACCTGCACCGCTTTCAATGGCTTACCGATGACGTCATTGGGTCGCTGCCGGTCGCGTGGAACTACCTAGAAGGATGGTATTTCCGTCACGACTGCCCGAACCCGCAAGCCGTTCACTTCACACGAGGTGGGCCGTGGTTCCGCGACTACGTAGACGTTGAGTTTGGCAAGGAATGGCTAGAGGCCAGCCGTTGAAACGCATATTCCCCAAGGGTACGACGCCAGAACAGTTGGCCGTGGCTGCTGCACGTATGGTGCAGGGGCTATCGTCCGACCGGGCGTGGTGCATTGAGGTGCTGGAATGGAAGAAGCCGCGCACCAACCAGCAGAACTCGTTTTTATGGGGTGTGGCTTACCCCGCAGTCCTTGAGGGCGGCGGTGAGGCATTGCATGGTTGGACGCGGGACGACTTGCACGAGTATTTCCTTGGGGAATGTTTTGGCTGGGAGACGCTGGAAGGGTTTGGGCGTAAGCGTATGCGGCCCCTCAAGCGTTCCAGCAAATTGACCAAACAAGAATTTAGTGACTATCTATTGTTTCTTGAAACACGGTGCGCCCAAATGGGCATCGTCATACCGGAGCCTATCATACCGGAGCCTATCTATGACGCAAACTGACGCGATTAGAGCGCACTTGCTGACAGGTGCGCCCATTACCCCCCTTGAAGCCCTAGACCGATACGGATGCTTTAGGCTCGCCGCTCGCATCATTGAATTGCGAAAGGCGGGGTTGGACATTGAAACGGTTACCGAAACCCGCAACGGCAAGAAGTACGCCCGTTATGTGCTGCGCGGACAGGCCGAGTTATTCGCGTGAACCTACGCAAACAAGCCAAGGGCCGAGGCTGCACGGTACGCCTGCCGGGGGTGTGCAACCACAACAGCGAAACCGTGGTGCTGGCGCATATACGGATGCCCGGTATTAGCGGCATGGGGTTAAAGGCTGACGATCTACTGGGAGCGTGGGCGTGTAGCGCGTGCCACGACGCAATCGACCGCAGGGCGCATACTGACCTTGACCGCGACTATGTGCGTTTAGCGCACCTTGAGGGAATGGTTAGAACCATCGCACAACTACGAGCGGAGGGCGTCGTATGATGGACGAATGGGAACAAGAATGGGATCGTATGACTCACACTTCGACCGAATACAAGAGAGAGATTCGAGAAATGCGCGAACGTATATATCACTACCTCAAGCGCATTGCGGAACTAGAGGCCGAGGTGCATGAATTGCGTGCAAAGGACAGTCGGTGGGTGCAAGAACCATGAGTTTTTGGGTAGACACGCCGTATGTCACGGCCTACGTCCGTAACGAGTTCTTGTACGACCAGCAAAGCGGTCACGGCGAGTTTACAGAATGTACCGTGTTTGGTTTTCGCGCAGAGCCGATGCGGGTGCCGATGTTTCAGATTATGACGGCACAGGGGGCGCAGTGGGCGCGTATCCCTATCCATGCCTTATGTTCTAAGCCATGCCTTGCCATAAGCCTTCAGGTTGCGTGCTGGTGGGACTCATTCAGTCGGTTCTGTGAGGTGCGCGAGGTGCAGTTCCTGCGTAACCACCGGGTGCAGGCTATTGGACGCGATGGCGTCAAGCGCCCGGGCGTGTACCTGTTCACCGTGTTCTGGGCCAACGGCGGTTGGTCGGAAGTACCAGACCAAAGCAAGGATCATCACATTATCGCCTTAGACGGCGGGCAATGGATTGCGTACCCCAACAACAGGTTGTTGTGGGTAGACCCGTCTTGGATTAACGGAGACGTTCCAAGGGATTGGAAGTCACCGTCAACGTCCTATAGCGTGGAGGCCATGCCGTGAAACGACTTATAAACGCATTAGAACGGTTTTTAACCCGTTACAGTACGTATGACTGGAGGCACGTACCGCCGCCCGAATGGGCTGCCAAGCGTTCTGGCGTAGAGATTTGGTGAGGGGTCGTCTAAAGGCAGGACTTTTAGTATACTCACCTATAGTTTAACCGGCAGAACCCCGGGTTTTGACCCCGGTAGTCCTCGTTCGAACCGAGGTAGGTGATCTAAATGCAAAACAGCATTGGCGAGCAAATCCGCGCTTTATTATTGCAAAGCATCCCGCATCGCGTTATTCGCGGCAAAATTAAGTGTTCTAGCGCAACTATTAGTTACCACGCTAGAAAATTAGGATTAGAAAAACAAAAACGGCCTGCATACGATTGGTTGGCAATTCAAAAAGACATTGCCGCTGGGATGTCTATGTATGGCGCCATTGCAAAATATGGGTTTAGCAAAGCAACGTGGCATACCGCCGTAAAAACAGGAAAAATAACAAAACAGAAGCGTTTTGCGGGTTATTCGTTAGACGAATTGATAACGGCTTTCCACGGCAAAAGGCTATCGCCATATCAAAAACGATTGTTTCGGCGACACATAGCAAAAGAACAAAATGGATTTGCTTGCAGCGAGTGTGGGCTTGGCGAATGGCGCGGCAAAAAATTGTCGTTAGAGTTGGATCACATTAGCGGGAATCCAAAAGACAACCGACGCGAGAATTTGCGCTTGTTATGCCCTAATTGTCATTGCACAACGCCAACGTGGCGCGGGCGTAACGTCAAACACCCGTTATCTAGGTTCGACTCCTAGCCCCTCAGCCATATACAGCGCACGTTCGTCTCGACGTCGTTTGACAAGGCCGGGAAGCACACGCCCACCGGCCTTTGTCCACTTTAGGAATTCGTCAGCCGCTTCCTCAAACTCGCCACGGTTGGTTTTCATGCGTAGGCTAGAGCGTTGCAGGCTGCCTAGCCCGACGTTGAAGGCAAAACTTACCAGTGCGTCAAACCGGCCTTGATGACCAAGAGCAGCAGGGCAAAGTCGGGCCACGCCGCGCTCAAACCGGCCAAGGTCTTGAGCAAGGATAGCGTCCACCTCTCCCATCGTGAGGGTGCGATCCCAGCCGTCGGGTATCGGTAAATTTCGTCGCTCCTCAAACGGCACCTTGGCGTGGTTGGGGTCTATGACATGGCCCACCGCAACCGTCCACAATAAAGCAGGACACCTGTAAGGGCGTGTTCTGACGCCCTCATGGTGTTTAATCATGCGAATCGCGGCAGGGCTAACCTTCACTTCTTGCCAAAAGCCTGCGTACCAAACCAAAACGCAATAATGCTGCTTAGGATCAGCATTTCGTCATCCGAAAACACTTCGGCCATCGCAGCCGCAAACGGCACCCCTTGATGCCATGCGTACCACACCCCGGCAATGTTCAGCGCGACCAACTCCAGCACGAAAATGTAGGTCACAACAGGACGGACGCTGGCTCGCAGGTTAATCATCCACTGACTCGCACCCTTGCCAATTTCGATGTCGTGCTGGTACAAAGCCTGCCTCTCCTCGCCAGCCGTCTGCGTCTGGATTTGCTCCAGTTTGATTTCCTCAACCCGTGCCTGCGCGATAAACCCACGCTCTGCAAGGGCCAACTCACGCTCTTTCTGGGCTGCGACAAGAGCCAGTTCATGCTTCTTGTCTTGCCGGTCTTGGAAGATTTGCAGAATCTTGGGTAGTCCACCTGCAAGGAACGACAGAAAGGTACTAATCATGGTCATCATTTGCTTGCCCTCACCACATCATCGCCCTTCGTGACAGTCACATGGTCGCCCTCGACATCGACACGCATCGGCATTTCCTTGCGGTCAAGTCGATCCAGTTTGTTAATCAGTTCTTTGATTACGCCAAACTCGGGCTTGTCTTCCTTCTCGTTAGCCCCGGCAATGTTGTTGAGCATGGAGATCAGCGCGGTCAGTGACGCACCCAATAGGCCCATTACCGCCGCAATCTTCTCGCCTTCCAAAGCAAGACTGGAAACGACACCAATGACCACGATGACCGTGATGTACTTGAGGCCATCTTTGCCAATGGCTTTGCCTGCGACTTCTTTTGCCGAAGACTGCGCCTCAAGCCGATTCAACTCGGCTCGCACCTGCGCCTTGAACATTTCGATGTCGGTCGTCTCAGTCACTTTTGCAACGCCTCCACCAGCATCATTGCCATAGAACCCAACGCACCGACCAGCACCAGAATGACCGTGCCTCCGACTGAGATCACGAGTCTCTCCAGACGCTTTAAACGCGCATGGATCGCTTCGTACCGCACCGAACAGACATCAATGTGGCTGGTTACGGTCACTTCCAGTTCTTGCACGGTGGTCATTGCTTCACTTCATCCGGCACAGGCACCTGCGGCTCGGCCTGCTCCTTGATCTTGACGATGAGCGGCCACGCCCCCGTCTTGCTCGGCAAGTCGCCTAGCACTTGCAGGATTGCGTTCACTTCTTCAATGGACAGTTCTAGTTTAATCATGGCGTCACCCACGGCAGCGGCGGCGACACGATGGGCGGGTTGATTTGGTTCTCAATCTGCTGCTCCACCGCAGCCTCGGTCGCGTCCTTATCCACGCCATTCGCCCAGATCCAGCCCAGCACTTGATCCTGCGTGAGGTCGGCATACGGGGTAAACGCACCCTGCACGACGGGAAACGAACAGGTCGAGTAGACGCTGCCGTTGTATTGGCCGTCTACGCCGTTGCACTGCCAGTGCGCCGTGACGACGTAATCCGCGCCCTCTGCGGTTTGCGGGATGCAGTTAAGAACCGAGATGTTCCATGTGATTACAGTAGACATTTATTTGCTCTCCAGTTGTGCGACACGCGCCGTCAATTCTTGAATGGCTTTCACCAGCACCGGTATCAACGCGCCGGGGCCGACTGTTTTGTAGGCTTCTTCATCGCCTTCGGCTTTGCTCCATTCGCTAACCGCGTCGGGAAATACCGCCTCAACTTCTTGCGCGATAAAGCCCAACTGATCCTTGCGATCATTTCCATAGCCAGCCTTCCAGTCATAGCGAACTGGGCGGAGCGCATTGACAACTTGAAGCCCTTCTGTTGCGTTGCGGACATTTTCTTTCAGCCGACCATCAGACAGCGATTGAATGGTGGTGTTTTGCGCGTACAGAACGCCGTCGCCGCGAACATAAAATTGCTCAACTGCGTTCGCGTTTGCTGAATAAAATTTGTACGCGCTTGAGGCTGCTCGCGTGTTGTTTATGTAAATAGTCTGGCCCGTGTAAGAGCCGCTTGTGGCTGTTAAATAAAGAATTGGCTGCGCAGCATCAGTATTGCGGAACTCATGGTAAGCCCCTGTGCTGCTTACATACGTCCCATCATTACTCGCCTTAAAGAACCCCCCGTCCGTGATGCGGGCGCGTTCAACCCAAGTGCTTTCTGTTCTTGCTAAAGTTTGGAAAACGTAATTTTGACCGTTTGCATCACCGGTCAAGCCTGTCCGCCAGTAATAGACTTTATTATTGTTTACCGCCCCATCGTTGACACCGATAGCAGAGTACAGCGCAGCGTCTGCGTTATATGAAACGCCTTTGTAAACGTCTAATTTTCCGTTAGCGGTGGTGTTTCCAACAATTAAATTCCCACTCGTATCCAGCGTGGCTTTGGTTGTCCCAGCCGTGCCAAGCGCCAATGCCCCAGTGCTTGCATCCCACTGCAAATAACCTTTCTTAACATTTGCAGCGTCCGTAAATTGAACGCCGCCGGTTCCAGACGGAACAATCGTCAAGCCGTCCGTCGAAGCACTGCCCGCTCCCAAAACAAGCCGCGTATATCCACTAACGCCGATTGTGCTAGGCGAACTCGTCCCGATGCCGACGTTAATCCCCGACGCTGTGTAGAGCGTGGAGGAGTCGAGGTACATCTGTTGCGCGCCGTTTGTATAAAAAGTTATTGGCAAATATGTTCCAGTGCCATTAATTGAACTGTTAAGCCTGCTATCTGTAGATGTGGAAGTTAATTGAAACCACGAAGAATTTGTAGGATCGGCTGTATTGTGAGTTCTAAAACCAGAATTTGTGGATGTTCCATTTGGATAAGCAGAAACAATAGTCGCACCATTTGTCACGTTATTAACAAAGCCAAATCTGCTATTAACGGTCGCATTGGACATATCGGCGCTGATGCGTTGCGCGGTGCTGCCAAAATTTAAAGTTGTGGCATCCCAAGTCAGCGCACTCCCCGAAGTCGCCACCTTGCTGCCGTTCAGATACAGCACGCCGTTGGCGGTGCCGCCGTTGAGCGTCAAGTTACCCGACAGCGTGGCCGTGCCTGCGTTGACCGAGGCGATGGACGCGCCCGTAACCGTCAGTCCCGTAATGACCGCCGTGCCAACGTTAGCCGACGCTACGCTGGCCCCGGTCGCGGTAAGGGCTGTAACCGTGCCTGTGGTGATTAGCGCCACACCGACGTTAGCGGAGGCTATTGACGCACTCGTAGCCGTCAGGTTGTTGATAACCGCCACGCCCGCGTTAATGGAGGCGATGGAGGCAGCCGTAAACTGAAGGTTGCCAATGTTAGCCGAGGCGATAGATGCGCCAGAGGCGTTCAGCGTCGTAACCGTAGCAGTCGTTAGCAGGGCTACCCCTGCGTTCATGCTGGCAACCGAGGCTGAGGTGGCCGTAAGGTTGGTAACCGATCCGGTCGTGATAGCCGCAACTGCCGCGTTCATGGAGGCAGCGGAAACGGTCGTGACGTTGACCTTGCCCGTTAGGTCGTCAATGGTCATCGACGCCGTGCCGTCCTTTGCCTTGATGTTTGTGACTTCAAGGTTGGTCAGGTCAAGGGTCGTCGTGTTGACGGTAGTAATGGTCGCCGTCGTAAAGACCGCCGAGGCAGCCGAGACGGTCGTAAAGTTACCCACAGCGGGAGACGATCCGCCGATGGTGGTAGCGTCAATCGTGCCGCCGTTGATGTCAGCGGTGGTCGCCACAACGCTGTTAAGCGTCACAACGCCCGTAGCGTCGGCAATAGAACCTGCGGCAGTCCCGTCCTTGGCCTTGAGGTTGGTCACTTCAAGGTTGGTGCTGTCCACCGTCGTGGCGTTGACCGTCGTGATGTTGCCGGTCGTTGCGCCTACAGTCGTAAACGTACCCGCAGCCGCCGTGCCGCCGCCAATGGTCGTGCCGTCAATGGTTCCGCCGTTGATGTCGGCAGTCGTAATGGTGCCGATGTCAGCCCACGTTCCCGTGACCGATACGTTGTTGGTCAGCGTCCAGCCGCTTGCTTGAAAGTTGACCGTATCCGCAGCCGCATTGCCGACCTGAAGGTTGCCGTTAAGGGTCGTTGCCCCGGCCACCGTCAGCGTGCCGGAAACGTTCAGGTTGGTAAAACTGTTGACCGCGCTAATCAACTGGAAGCGCGTGCCGTCGTAAACCACGGCAACCATTTCGCCCGATACGATGTCACCGGCCACAAGGGCGGTCGTACCGTCGCGTGTAACGGCTTTAGCGCCGAGGGTGTCGATGTTGAGGGTAACAGCGCCCGTGTTCGTGGCAGGGGCGACAAAGTAGTACACAGCGCCCGTGACGTAGGCAACCAATGCAGGCGTCAGCGTACCCGTCAGCGTATCCGTACCCGTTACCGTGACAAGAGCAGCGCCGTTGCTTTGAATCTGCGCGACCGTGGCCGCGTCTGTGGCAGCCGTGCCGGTGGCAAGGTTCGTGATCTTGAACCCGCCCATTGGAATGTTGGCGGTCGGCGTGGTCTGCCCGTCCTTGGTGATACAGGTAGACAACCCGTTAGCAAGGTCAGCCGTCAACGCATTGAACGTCGTGGCCGAAATGACAGTGTTAGCGACGACAGGCTGGCCTGCCGAGTTGATGACGAACGTCCCGGAACCGTTAAAAGACATCCTAATTACTCCTCTGTTGCGCGTTCAAACTGCGCTAACTGATAAGCCAAGAGGCGCGCTGTTTGCGGGTTTACTTTACCGCCCGCTCGGCGTGCCATGTCTACTGCCATTGCCATCTGCGGATTGCTCTGTGCCAACTTATCGCCGTGCTTGGCAAGCAATTGGGCAAGTTGCGCGGGCTTTCCGGCCATTTGCCCTGCGGCATAAGTCATTTCACCAACAGCGCGTGGCGAAGTGCTTGCCAACTGCAATGCGCCGGTCGGCGTTAAGCCTTGAGCAAGATTAGGCACGGTGCTGTACAACGCGCCCGCACCGGCTAAAGCGCCGGACAAACCGCGAGGCGAAAATGAACTCATGGCTTGCCCCGCTAATTGCGGGAACAAGTTAGATGCGCCTTGATCGGCCAACATCTCGCCAAGTTCAACGCGCCGTCCATAGTTGGTGTTGGCGTTGTTTCGCAAAATGGACTGTAACTTGCGTACTTGCGTGTCAATGCTCGCCTTCGGGTTTTGCGACAGCGTTGTGCTGATTTCGTTTAGCAAATCGCTGGCCGTTTCGTACTCTGACATTACCCGCGCATAGTCAGGCGCTTGGCGCGTAATTTCTCCGCGAATGGCGCTGTACACTTCGTTCGCGGCGTTTCTTGCTGGCGTGTTGTACGGCAGCGAGTCGCGGATACTGCCAACGGCTTGCTTAAGCGCGTCTACACCCTCAACGGTGTGATACGTCGCCGGATCGCCTGATTTCCAATCATCCACAACCGTTTTAAGTTCTTGCCAAGCGGAGGCAGCGGCAGGGTCTTTGCTTTTACCCTCAAAATATCCGCGTCCTTTGACTTTGTTAATTGCGTTATCAATATCGTTAAATTTCAGTACTGACTTGTCTTTTGTAACGCCCGCCATGCCTTCGCGGTATGCTTTAGAGCGTTGTTCGCGCAATGACGCAATAGCAGGCTTGATGGTTTCTACAACGTCGGTAACGGGAGCCGTGCCGCGCATTTGCCCAACAAACGCTTGCCCTTGTTCGCCACCGCGATAACCGGCCTTCGCGGCTTCCTCAACGGCCCGAGTGCCTGCGCCAGTGGTAAAGCCAAGACCAACCGCGGCTGCCTTGCCGCCACCTTTTACGGCTTTGGTTGCTACGTTTAGCGGGTCAATGGCAGCGCCTGCACGCTCTACCGCCTTGCCGACTTTGGCAGCGCCGGGAATTTGACGAACTGCTGCACCGCCGCCCGTCAAAATGGTGGCAGCATCTGCCAAAAATCCAGCAGGATCGGTAGCAAATGTTTCCTTGGCGTTTTCAACGCCGCCATACCGATTTGTGTAGAACTTGCCAACGCGATCAGCCATTTCGGGGCTTGCGTCGGTAACACCCATTTTGCCAAGCACGCTGTTGCCTAAATCAACAACAGCCTTGCCTGTCTCAATGGGGCTAGTGACCGCTTCAAAGGTGGATTTGCCAAGTTCATACGCGCTGCGCGGAAAATTGACCATAGCCTGTGCAAGCATTTGACCCGTTCCCATGCCTTTTTCGGCACGCGGCGCGGCGGGTGCGCCTTTTGTCGCCTGATTATGCTTGGCGTAAGCCTCGTCAGGCGTTTCCGCTTCGTAAATCTGCCCTTCAATGCGGTATGTCGGCATTGCTTATCTCCGAGGCGGCAAATCAATGACGGGCTGGTAAGACGGCCCAGCATCGCGCATAAACGAACGCTTAACCGTTTCGCGGTTACGTCGTTTCTGCTCCAACACTTGTGCGCTATCACCCGGCTGCGGGATGTACTGCTGTCGGGCGTTAGCAAATTCTTCTTCGCTAATGACAGCACCGGATTCACGACGCAAAACCGAGTTTACAAAATTGCGCTCGGCTTGCAGGAATGTTTGCTGATCTGGCGTTAGCGCAAAGTTTCCTATACCTCCCGGCAAACCAGACAGCGCCCTTGCTTCTACGCCAACAGCGCCTTTATCCAACAACGGTGTGGCTTCCGCAATACGGTCGGCAAATCCCGCTGCTTTGGCTTGCGCCTCGTTCATGCCTTTTGGTGACGGGCGAACGCCGGGAACAATAGAAACATCGCCGCCCGTTCTACTCGGTTGGAAAAACACCGGGTTGCCTTGTTCGTCTACGCCGGGAACAGGTGCGCCATAATTTACGACCAACGGGCTAGACTCTGGCGCTTCGCCAATTTCCTTGCCGGTACGCGCATCAATCACTACGCGCTTGCCGTTTTTCATAATGGTAGTCGGCGTTACGGCGGCTGTCGTTTGCGGGCCTGCAACGTCTGATTTCAGTACGTTGCCGCGCTTTCCGAATTGGACGTAGTTGCCGCCCGCACCCATAACTGGCGCGTAATATTCTTCAGCGGCAGGCGCTTCCATTTGTCGTTGCAACATCGCGGCCAACATAGGGTTGCCTTTCATTGCGCCAACGCCCTGCGGCGTAGCAGCAAAGCGCATGGCGTCAGTTGGGTCTTGGCGATACTGCGACTGCACGGCCACTTCGGCCAACCCGCTTTCATCAGGCGTCGTGTCGGCTTGCGACATCGGCGCACCGCCAAACAACCGCCCCATGATCTGCTGTGACGCTTGTTGCTCCATGCCCGCCTTACGGGCTTCGGTTTCGTCTGCTTTTTCGCTTGCTTTCTTTGCGCCGTATGCCTTTAGCAACTTACCAAGCGCAGCAGCCGGGGACGGCATTGCACGGATGCCTTGGTAGGTATATGGCTCATCCTCCGCCATTGCCTGCTCTTGCAGCAGTTCGGCGTACCGGCGTTGCTGTTCAGCCTTGCGCCGCTCCATTTCGTAGGGCGACGGGGGCGTAAACGCTTGGTAGGTTTTTAACCCGCCTCGTTTGTTTTTAGTTTCCATCAAAGTCCCCTCGGTAGGCTCCTCCCTGCGGCGTCGTCATGCCGGGGGAGGACGGATAACCGCGTGCGCCTGCACCCATTGGCCGCCTCATGCCACCAATCTGCGGTGCGCCTTGCTGCGGCGGAGCCATTGCGCTCATTGCGGGGTTGCTGATCGGCCCTTGGTACTGCTGCGGGCCGGGAGGGCCGTTAAAGTTCATTGCTTGCGGCGGCATACCGGGAGCCGTGTTAGGCGTTGCGCCTGCATACGCTGACGACGAACGCATTGCTTGTTGCGGAAACGGGCTGTTAAGGCTGCTGTTGCGTTCCTGCATTGCCAACATACGCGCCAACTCTTGTGGGCGACGATCAGGCTGCATCGGCATACTCATCGGGCGTCGTCCGTTCATGGGATACCTCACAAAAGTCCGTAGTTGACCATCTTGTAACCGCTTTCATGCGTGCTGACGGCTTCCGGCATCACGGCTTCTACTTCGTCGGCCATCACGCCGCGTTGTCGTCCGCCAAAGATGTCGTATTCGTATACGCCAATACCCAGCGGGTGCGTTCCAATACGCACGACGTTGGACTTTAGGCGGCGATCCGAAAAGTATGCTTGCAGTCCAGCGCCTGCCAGCCCGTACAAACCGGACATATTGCTGGCGGCTTGGTTGGCTTGGATGCCGTAACGCTGCATTGCGGAAGCATCTTGTGCTTGCATGGCTTGCAGGTACGGCGTCGGGGCGACCGATACGCCGCTGTAGCCTTGGAACTGCGGCATTTGCACTTGCGATCCCGACAACAACGCTGAAATCTCGTTGAGCGGCTGATTTCGCATGGCAAGTTGCTGTTGCAACGCTTGTTGTACGGCTTGGTTTGCAAACGTACCCGCGCCAGCGGCTTGGTTGTACATCTGCTGCTGTGCGGCGTTCTGCGCGGCTTGTTGCTGCAACGCGGCTTGCTGGTTTTGCAAGATTGACGCGTTGTACAGCCCTTGGATGTCCATAGCCTGACCAAACCGCTGTTGCTGCGCTTGGTTTGCAAAGGCTTGCGCGGCCAATGCTTGCTGGTATTGCTGCAATTGCGCTTGGTTGCCAAATTCTGCTTGCGCCCCAGCCTGCTGGAAGCCCTGCGCTTGACGGGCAAGGTTGGCTTGGTACGCCGCCAGTGCCTGCTGCTGGTTCTGTGCAAGGGCGCGGTTCTGCAACTCTTGCGCCGTGACTTGTTGACCAAACTGCTGGCCTTGGCCCGACAACATGGCTTGGTAACGCTGCAAAGCGGCCTGCTGGTTTTGCGCGAGCGCCTGATTGGCAAACTCGGCTTGCCCCATTTGCTGGGCAAACTGTTGCTGTTGGGCTTGGTTTGCTGCCTGCTGCTGTTGTAGCGCCGTCTGCTGGTTTTGCGCCAATGCCTGATTCGCCAACTGCGCGGCTTGGGTCTGCTGACCAAAGGTTTGACCTTGCAATGCGGCGTTGACTTGTGCCTGCTGGGCTGCGGCGGCTTGGTTCTGTGCAACCGCTTGGTTCGCTAGTTCCTGCGCCGACAATTGCTGACCAAACTGCTGTGCGCCCGCTTGGTTCTGCATCTGTGCAGCGGCTTGGGCTTGGGCAAAGTTCTGCGCGACGGCTTGGTTTGACGCCTGCGCTGCCTGTTGACCCATACCAAATTGGGCCAGCAACGCATCGCGGTTGAATTCCCCAGCACCAACCGCCTGACCGTACTGCTGCGCCTGTGCGGCGTTTGCAGCCTGCTGGGCAGCAAGGGCTTGCTGGAAGTTCTGTCCAATGGCTTGATTCTGCGCTTGCGCGGCTTGCTGACCCGTCTGGAACGTCGCCAGTTGCGCCTCGC